GTAAAGGGCGTTTGGGTATCGTGTAAATCGATTCCTGGACGTGCTTTTTACTTTGAAACCTACTTACCAGAGTATGCGGCAATGTACGATAAATTGCCCATCAGTGCCTTTGTAAGCGCCCCACAGACGCCTTCTCCTGACATGAACCTACCTAACCTACAATTCTGGAATTGTATGGATTATGGTGTCATGTCAATTCATAAGCAATTCATTGGATCAATGGATTTTGAATGCTATACAAGAGATCATGGTAATGTAAAAGGTGAGTACATTTGCACAATAGATAATTATCATCAGGATTGTGACCAGATTGATTATGCAACCAGCGAAAATCCAGCTGAACACAAGTCTCATAACTTAATTGAACTTGAAAATGGTCAATATGCGCTGTATCCTAACAACAGAATGCGTATTTACGACAATAGTTTGACTCCTATTGATCCAAAAATGCCTGATTTTAAGGTATCAACTCAATATTATAGTGTTGAGAACGGTTTTGAGCGACTCGGTATGGGTCGTGAAGACGAATATTTCTGGAAAACGGCAAAAGAACGCGAAAATTTACTCGAAGAGGAAGAAAATGTCTCCAAATAACGATTTTTTAGACAATTTGGCAAATGATCAGTACCAAAAAATGTTAAGAGAGATCGCAAATGACGATCAAACTCCAAAAAAACGTGATTCCCGCAAAAATACTGAACTTTTCGAGACTGAAGAGGAATATACCGTTATTCCTCCTCAAACTTTGAATGAATTTTGATGAAATGCCTTGATAAATAATACATAATTGCTGTATTTTTGTGCCTCTAGAACGGGTAAGTCAAGGATTTAAAGATATTAGTATGTCATTTAAGATCAACCCCTTAAATGACGATTTAATTGCGCTTAAAAATGCAAGTGCTATATCCAGATCCATTAGAAATATCGTTTTTACTGTTCCAGGAGAGAAGTTCTTTCAAGAAGACTTTGGTTCTGACATAAGTCAATCATTATTTGAGAACTTTGATGATCTTACTGCCACAACAATACGTGATCAAATTGAATCTTCTATTGAAAGATTTGAACCAAGGGTAAATTTACGTAATGTGAAGGTTAATCCTGATTTTGATCGAAATCTTTTTAATGTCATCATTGTTTATGATATTGTTGGAGCAGATATTCCTCCACAAGAATTACAGTTTGTATTGCAGTCAAATAGGTAAAGATGCCACTCGCTAATTACGCTAACTTAGATTTCGATCAAGTTAAAACAACACTTAAAGATTATCTAAAGTCTAACTCCAACTTTACGGACTATGACTTTGAAGGGTCGAACCTTTCAACAATTCTTGACGTATTGGCATATAACACTTATATCTCCTCATACAATGCAAACATGGTTGCAAATGAGGTTTTCATTGATAGTGCGACTTTAAGAGAAAATATAGTTTCTTTAGCAAGAAATATTGGATATGTTCCAAGATCAAGAAAATCTGCAAGAGCAGTAGTTAGTTTTTCGGTAGATACTTCTAATATTACCCCCACACCAGCAACTCTAACCTTACATAAGGGAATTGTTGCAACATCATCGGGATCATTTGGCAATACTTCTAATAATTTTTGCATTTTAGATGATATTTCAGTCCCGGTGTTCAATAATATTGCAAACTTTAATGATATTTCGATTTATGAGGGAACTTTACTGAGTTCTAACTTTACATACAGCACTAGAGTCCCTAATCAAAAGTTTATTTTACCAAACACTGGTGTTGACACCTCTCTTATTTCCGTAACGGTCAAAAATAACGAAAATTCATCTGCTTCGACAAAATACTCAAATCAAGATAGTTTATTTGATATTGGTGGAGATTCAAAAGTATATTTCCTTCAAGAAATTTCTGATGAGAGATATGAACTTTTCTTCGGTGATAATATTTTTGGCAAAGCTTTAGAGGAAGGTAATTATATAACTGCGAACTACATTGTCAGTAATGGTGACTCTGGAAATGGAGTTTCCTCATTTACATTTTCTGGCAGACTATCATATACAAGGAATTCTATCACATATAATGTCACGGATGGTATATCCCTCATAACAACCGATCTAGGCGCTTCTGGAGGCGATACAATCGAGTCTGTGGAGTCTATTCGTAGGTATGCCCCAAGGATCTATGCATCGCAGAATAGAGCACTTACAGCAGATGATTATGAAACCCTTATTCCAACAAGGATCTATCCCGAAACAGAATCTATTTCTGTATTTGGCGGAGAGGAGTTAGTTCCACCTCAGTATGGAAAAGTGTTTATTAGTATTAAACCTAGAACCGGTGATTTCTTACCAAACTTAATTAAACAAAATATTAAAAATAAGTTAAAGAGATTTGCAGTTGCTGGAATTGTTCCAGAAATACTTGATCTTAAATATTTGTACATTGAGATCGATTCAAAAGTATACTACAATACAAATAAAGCGCAATCGGCCGCGTTTGTATCATCAATGGTTCAAACCAATGCAAATAAGTATGCAGAATCAACAGAACTTAATAAGTATGGAGCAAGATTTAAATACAGTAAGTTTTTAAAAATTGTTGATGATAGTCATGAGGCAGTCACTTCAAACATCACTACTCTTCGTATGAGAAGAGATTTAAGAGTTATTCTTAATGGTTTTGCGGAATATCAAATTGGATTTGGTAATAAGTTTCAAGTAAAAGATCCTGATGGATTTAATATCAAAACATCTGCATTTAAAATTGATGGAATCTCTCAAGATGTTTACTTAGGAGATTTACCAAGACCTGACAGAGAAACAGGAACTCTTTTCTTCTTTACTCTTCCTAATGTCGGATCACAATCACCATCAATCGTTAGAAGAAATGTTGGATTCATTGATTATATAAATGGTGTTATCACAATTAATCCGGTTAATATCCAAGGTGGCATGATAAAAGATGGACAGACAATTATAGAGATTGAAGCAACACCTAGTTCAAATGACGTTATCGGATTACAGGATCTTTATTTGCAACTAGATATAAGTAACAGTAATTTTGAAACTGTTGTGGATGAAATTTCTTCGGGATTAGATCCTGCAGGATCTAGTTATATTGTAACTTCAAGTTATCCAAATGGTAATCTAGTAAGAGAAGGTGGAAGAGGATCTGTTGTAAGAACTTCTACACCCACCACAACAACTTCTAGACCTACTACTACACCAACCACAACAACATCCGTACCATCAACTACCGTTAGCACTACCGGATCATCAACAGGTGGATCTGGATCAGGCGGCGGAAGCGGTTACTAATCAATAAGAATAAAATGTCAGAGAAAAGAATTAAGGTCAATTCCGTTGTAAAAAATCAAGTCCCTCAATATGTAAGAGAGGACTTTCCTTTAGTAACCGAATTTTTAAAGCAATATTATATCGCACAAGAATATCAAGGTGCTCCTCTTGATTTGCTTCAAAATATTGATAAGTACGTCAAGATTGATGAAACAACAAACTTATCCACTACTGTTGGGTTGAGCACTGTTCTTCAATCATATGATGATGTAATAAATATTGACCTTTCTAAAAATCCTGCTGGAACTGAAGGATTTCCAGATTCTTATGGACTTTTGAAAATTGATGATGAGATTATAACGTATACAGGAAAAACAAAATCATCTTTCACTGGATGTGTTAGAGGATTTAGTGGTATTACGTCATATTCATCTCCCTCTAATCCAGAACAATTAGTATTTGACACTAGTGTTGGTGCTGCTCATACTTTTGGGTCCAGAGTTGAAAATTTATCAAATTTATTTTTAAAAGAGTTTTTACATAAAACAAAAACTCAACTTTTACCAGGACTTGAAGATCGTCAATTAAATTCAAATTTAGACCAAAAAGTTTTTCTTAAAAACTCAAAAGATTTTTATCTGAGTAAAGGAACTGATAGATCTTACGAAATTTTATTCAAAGCACTTTACGCAGAGAATGTAAAAATTGTAAGACCTGGTGAGTTTTTATTCACCCCTTCTAATGCTCAGTATAATGTAACAAATGATCTCGTTGTTGAATCAATTTCCGGTGATCCTGTTGATCTTGAATTGATGACTTTATTTCAGGATGCATATGAAGATCAAGAAAAAGCATATGCTCCTGTTTCTAATGTCGAAACTATAATCACTGGTACAGGACAAACATTTTATAGATTAAGTTTAGATGCTGGATATAATAAAGATATAAGAGTAGATGGATCAATTTATGGTGCATTTGGAGTTCAAGCAAAAACAAGATTAATTGGTAATGCTGGTGTTGGTCTGACTGTACTTGATGTTGATTCAACTATTGGATTTGCAACTAGTGGAGACCTGTTTGTAACATTTAATGATTCTACAACAGGAATTGTTTCGTACACTTCAAAATCAAATAATCAATTTTTTGGAGTAACTGGAGTTGGTAAAACAATTCTCGACTCAACCACTGTAGGATTAAGCACGTTTGCTTATGGTAAGTCAAATAAAAATTTTGATGAAACCATTACGGTAAGGATTAATAATGTAATTGCTGATTGTGAGCATCCTAATACGTATGAGCAAGGTATCAATGATACAATTTTAATTAAAACTTTAGGCATTGGTAATACAACATTTAAATATAAAAATTGGTATTACAATACCGCCCCATCTTACAATATCTCAGAATTTTCATTAATTGATGCTTCTGATAATACATACAGAATTTATCTTGATAAAGATCATTACTTTAAAGTTGGGGATAGATTAACCATCAATGGAAACTCCTCAGGAGACAAACCATTATCAACTGTTACTAAAATTATTACAGAGAGATCTGTATTGATAAAAGGTCAAGGGGAATTAAGTAGCAATGAGCAATTTATTGCTAAAAGATCTCTTTTAAAAGCAGAATCAAATAATTTTCCAGGATCTGCGATATATTCTGCAAACGTACAAAATTTATATAAGAAAAAATACGAAGATGATATTATTGTAGCGTCATCATCAATTCCATTTTATAATGCAAATTCCTTAAATGCAACATCTAGATCTGTAGAATTTTCTGGAACATTTGTTGGTAGTGAATTTGAAATACTTCTTACTGGAGATCATGGTTTCTACACAGGAGATGCACTATATTACACACCTGAAAAAGTTGAAGAAACTAGCACTAATAGACAAACCGGAATATCGACTACTAAAACAGTTCTTGGCAGTGCTCTTTTTGATGGTAATGATGGTGGAGAAGGTTTATATTTTGTAGAGAGAGTAACTCCTAGAAAAATTAAATTAGCTAAGAGCAGAACTGAACTTTATAATTCAAATTATATTACTCTCGCTAGTTCTACTCCAGTTACAAATAACAAATTTGATCTATATGATTTTAGGAAAAGAACTCTTGAAACACAAAAACTTTATAGAAAACTTTTACCACCAGTAGCAGCAGACAGTGTTAATGTGACTAATCCAGGATTTACTGGTATTTTGATAAATGGTGTTGAGGTTTTAAACTACAAATCAAAAGATGTAGTTAAATATGGAGAAATTAAAAAAATAGTTGTATTAAATGGTGGTAATGACTACGATGTAGTGAATCCACCAGTTCTTCATATCAATGATTCAGTAGGAACGGGAGCTACTGGAACTATTTCAGTTTCTGGAGATTTAAAAGAGATAAGATTAATAGATCCTGGATTTGATTATCAAGAAACTCCAAGAATTACGATTACCGGTGGTGGTGGTTTTGGTGCAGAGGCATCTGTCTCACTTAGAAGCACTGAACATAAAATTTCATTCAAAGCAGATGGATCTGTAGTAGGTAATGTAGGTTTAGGTACAACAGGAAATCTTGCATCTACCATTGGTTTTGGAACATTTCATAAATTCAAAACAGGGGAGAAAGTTCTTTATATCTCAGATGATCAAACAGTGGTGGGAGGTCTTACCACTAATACTTCTTATTTTGCATCACAAGTCGGATTAACGTCGATAAGATTACATCCTACGCAAGAGGATGCTGTATCTGGAATCAACACAATTGTTCTTTCATCTTTTGGTTCTGGCGTTCAGTTTATCAAAGCTGTTAAAGACAAAAAAGTAATTGAATCGATAAGTGTTATTTCTAGTGGTGAGGGATATCGTAATAATAAGAGAGCAATTACTCCTGCCGGTATTAACACTGCATCAAATGTTTTCACTGTAGTCAATCATGATTTTAACTCTGGTGATATTATCAACTACACCTGTAATGGAACATCACCTACTGGATTAACAACAAACACTCAATACTATATTACAAAAGTCGATGATGATAGTTTTAAACTATCTAACGTAGGAGTTACTACCACTAAAGATATTTTCTTCAAAACAAAACGATATGTTGATGTTACATCTGTTGGTGTAGGAACTCATTTCTTTAATTACCCCGATATTGAGGTATCATTGGTTGGTAGGGTAGGTTTAGCCTCAACAGGAAACACTAATTTTGAGGCACAGATCCAACCAATTTTCAGGGGTCAAATAACATCAATTGATTTAACCGAAAATGGCGTTGGATATGGTGCATCTGAGATTATTAATTTTGAAAGACTCCCAAATATTACACCTGGCATTGGATCCGACGCGCAACTCAAACCAATTATTAAAAATGGTGCGATAGATGAGGTAGTTGTTGAAAACAATGGATCTGGATATTTTTCACTTCCAGATATTGTAATAAACGGTGATGGAGTTGGAGCAGTTCTCACTCCGGTATTAAAAACTGTTGGATCAGGCACATCAGAAACTAAAGCAATAGATTATATTAAAGTTATTTCTGGTGGTAAAAACTATACACAAGATAAAACAGAAGTTACTGTAGACTCAGTAGGATCAGGTGCTCAGTTCTATCCACTTTTACAAGAGTGGAGAATCAATTTAGTCAATAGATTTTTTGAAAGCGCAAAAATTACCTCTGATGATGGATTTATCACTCGGGGGACAAATAATGCGTATGGTCTACAATATGCCCACTTGTACGCTCCTAGACCCCTTAGAGAGAGTGTTAATCCTAGTGATCAAGTAGGTAACGTCATATACAAAAAAAATGATATTGTAAAAGTAAATGGAATTGAAGTGGAATCATCAAACCATTCACCGATTATTGGATGGGCGTATGATGGTAATCCAATCTACGGACCTTATGGATTCTCTGGTAGTAACGGTGGAGTGATTACTCAGATGAAATCTGGGTACAGTGAGGATTCTTTAAGTAAAGTTCAAAGACCTCCTATTACGATTTTCCCAGGTGGTTATTTTGTCGAAGATTACACATATAAAGATGTAGTTGACGAATCTGTTCTTGATAAAAATAATGGAAGATTCTGCGTTACACCAGAATTTCCAACTGGCACTTATGCTTATTTTGCTACTATAGATGATTCTCTTGCTCAGGGTCAGGGATCAGTATTTTCTGGATACAAATTGCCAATTTTCCCCTATCTCATAGGAGAGTCATATCATTCTAAACCAGAATCTTTTAATTTCAGTTCGGAGTCTAATCAAGATACTTACAAAATTGAAGATTTTGATTATTGCAGAAACACTGAACCATATAATCTAATTGATGGTGATGTATCATATTCATATATTACAACACCTAACAATCTTAATCAAAAGGTTGAGGTTGTTGCAGTTACCCCAGGTAAGGTTGAAAAAATTGGTATAGAAACTGGTGGGGACGGTTATAAAGTTGGCGACAAAATTAAATTTGACAACACAAATACTAAGGGAAGTGGTGCCATCGCAAAAGTAGCAACACTTAAAGGCAAACAAGTTGAAAGTGTTAGTGTTGCGACAAGTTCTATCAGTGATGTTGAGATTTATCCAATATCAAAAGATAGGTATATCATATCTGCGGATAATCCTCACAACTTTAAGAAATTTGATAATGTTATCTTAACAGGACTATCAACTACTTCATCTAAAATTGAAGGATTCTATTCTGCAGGTATTTCATCTAATAGATTAGCAGTGGTTGGTGTTGGAACAACATCATCTGGTATAGGTTCTGTTGGAGTAACTGGTATTGTAACTCACATTAAAGTTACTGGAAATTTAGATTATCCACAAATTAAAGAAAATGATATTCTTGGAATTGGAACTGAGCAGGTTAAAGTTTTAAATGTTGACACATTAAATTCAAGAATTAGAGTTCTAAGAGGAATTAATGGTGTAGTAGGAGCATCTCACACTGTTACTAGTGTTCTTCTTGAAGATCCAAGAAGACTCACTATATCGGCAGGATTTAACACAACGTATGCTCCTAGATTAAACAAGCAAATTTACTTTGATCCATCTGAGAGTGTTGGACTTGGCACTGCACTTGGAGTCGGTATTGGATCAACAATCGTTTTCTCAAACCCAGGCGCAGGTCTTACTAGGATTGATATCCCACATAGGGGAATTTACATCAAAGACCATGGGTTAAACACTGGTGATCAATTAACTTACTCACCAGGGGATGGAAGTGGTATTGATGTACTGAACATTGTAGGTGCAGCATCCACTCTGCAGGATAATCAAACTCTGTTTGCGGCTAGAATATCAAATGACGTTATTGGAGTTGCAACTGTAAAAGTTGGATTAGGAACAACTGGATCATTTGTTGGAATTGCCTCCACCCAAAGAAACATTAGCACTCTTTTCTTTACCGGTTTTGGAACAGGAGTTTATCATAGCTTCAAAACTAATTTCTCTGTCATCACTGCAAAATTACAAAGAAATACTGTTACTGTTCAAACCAAACAAGCTCATGGAATTCAAGGTAGACACGAAGTTGATATTAATGTAAGTCCATCTATCTCAACAACTGTAACACTTAAATATAATGATTTTAATAGAAGAGTGATTGTAAATCCAAAGGATTTTGCTGCAGTTGGTGTAAACACGTCAACAAATGCAATCACCATTAATAATCATGGATACGAGACTGGTGAGAAGATCATTCATACTGCATCTATCTCTGCAGAAGGACTTACAAATAATGAAATTTATTACATTGTTAAAGTTGACGAAAATACATTTAAACTCTCCAATAGTGAATACGAATCTAAACTAGAAAAACCACAAATCGTTGGAATTACTAGTGCCTCATCAGGAACGATCAACTTAATTAATCCAAAAATTGATGTATACAAAGAATCTACCGTAGAGTTTGATTTATCAGATTCTTCACTGTCATATACTAATCAAGGCACAAGTTATCCTGCGTATGAGTTAAATTTCTATCTTGATGCAAACCATCACACCATCTGGAATACAAGTTTTACCAATAAAACTTTTGAAGTTTCAAGGAGTGGTAGAGTTGGTATTGACACAAATGCAAAAGTTACTCTTACGGTAAATTCTGATATTCCAGAGCAACTTTATTATTCTTTAGATGTCATTGAAGAAAATGATGTTCCAGAAATAAAGAGTGATATCTTTACTGATGATAGCGTTATTTCGCACAATCAGATTCAGGTCAAAGAAAGTCTTTATAATGGAAGATTTGCAGTGTCTCTTGGTGCCACAAATGCATTTAGTTATTTTCTTGAAAAAATTCCAGAAAAAGTATCTTATGCAGGAACAACTTCCAAATTAAATTATACAACTGATTGTACACATACTGATGGTTCAATCAATTCATTCACCGTTGTTGATGGTGGAGTCAATTACTATTCTGTTCCCGGCATTTCCACCGTTGTTGGAGTAGGCACAACTGACACAGGATCTGGAGCAATTTTATCGGTTGAAAGTGAGTCAATTGGACAAATTAAAACTACTAAGTTACTTAACATTGGATTTGATTTCCCCTCAGACCCAACATTAAAACCAAGTACAAATATACCTCAAGTTGTCACTATTGAGTCATTAAACTCTTTAGAATCGGTTGGTATTGTATCTGCTGGTAGAGGATATACCGTAGCACCAAAACCTGTTGTTATTGATGCAGTGACTAAAAAACATGTAAAAGACGCTGATCTTGTTTACAGTTTAGGTGATACAAGTGTAAAAATTCTCAATAATGCTAGAGGTATCAGTAACGTTAATCCAATTATACGTCCAAGTCAAAATAGTAATGGAATTGGTATTGGAACAGTTGGATTTAACACGGTTACTCAAAATGTTACCATAGGTCTTAACACTGGATTTAGCACTGGAGACACTTTCCCGTTAAGAGTTGGAGATAAGGTTCTCATTGAAGGCGTCAGTATTGGCATTGGATCAACCGGACTTGGATATAACTCAGAGGGTTATGAATATAAATTATTTGAACTTACAGAGGTTGATGAGAATATTGGTGGAATTGGATCTGTAACTTACAATATGTCAGGTGATCTTCCAAGTGGTGTTTTAACACCGGGACTTTATGATTCTCCTAATTCTGTTGGTGCAAGAATTATTCCAGAGAGATACTTCCCATCTTTCACCACTGTCCTCAAACAAAATGAATTCTTTAATGGCGAAATTGTAAAAAGTGATTCTGCACAGGGAATTGTTAATTTCTGGGACAAAAAAACTAATACCCTGAGAATTGAATCAAATCAAGTTTTTGTTGAAAATGAAGTTATCAGGGGATCTGCTTCAAGAACAGAAGGAATAGCACTATCAATTAGATCGTATGAGTCTTATCTCAAGATGGGTGCAATATCTAAGACTTTAAGAGGTCATCAAGATGATTCTGGATTCTTAAATACGAACATGCAAAGATTGCAGGATAGTGATTACTATCAAACTTTTGCATATTCTTTAAGTTCAAGAGTTCCACTTGAAACTTGGAATGACGTTGTTTCATCAACAAATCATACTCTTGGATATAAAAAGTTTGCTGATTATCAATTAGAGTCGGTCTCTAGTGTTAATATTGGAATCTCAACAGATCAAACAGTGCTTGATCAAGTTATTGATGCAGTTGGTATTGCTGATTTTAATTGTGTATACGATTTTGATTTAGTAAGCGAAAACTTCTTAAATGTTGGATCTAGAGTATTATCTACGGAAATAAGATTTGCAAGCAGGGTTCTTCAAGATTTCCTTGAATCTGTTGGAAATAGAGTTCTTTCTATTGACGATTTAAGCTCGCAATTTAATAGTGATCCAAGAGCAACCGCTTTCAGTATCGCCAATACATTTGCTCTCAACTCTAGAAGAGCAATGAAGTATATTACTTACGTAAGAGATACAAGATTTACTGCACAAAGACAGATAATGATTGTTGATCTAATTCATGATGGTGCTGTTGGTTATATCAATCAATATGGAAGAGTTGAAAGCACTTATGATCAAGGATCATTCGACTTCACTGTTTCTGGAACAGATGGCCAATTGCAATTCTTCCCAACCAAGTTCAAAGTCAATGATTATCAAATCGCTGCTATTTCGTACAACTTAGATGATAATCTACTTAGCACCGGCACTACCTCAATAGGACCCTCTATTATTGAAACTGATAGTGTAACAATTGGATCTGGAATAGGATCCACAGCGATTGTAAGTATTGCTAGCACTCATAATTCAGTTAAGGTATTGGTTGAAATCACACCTGACATTAACAGCACTGAATTTGAATACAATAATTTGAATATTGTTCATAACGGAACTGATATAGAACTACTTGAATACGGTCAATTAACTACGACTGGCACTAATGATGACGCAGATGTTGGTCTTGGAACTTATAGTGCTGCCATCAATGGGTCAAATCTTGAAGTAATATTCCATCCAAACTCTGGTGTTGGCATAGGAACAACTGGTGTTGTTAATACCATTCAAGTGGGATTAACAACCGCAGGGATTACTGGCATTGGAACTCATAATATGAAACACGCCAGAATTGAAGCAAGAACCACAAGTATTGGATCTTCAACTTCACCAGGTATTCATACAGTTGCTTCTTATCCTGATACTTATGATGTTGCATACTTTGTTGCTCAGGTTGCCGATACTTCAAATAATCAATACATGATGACTGAAATTGTTGCAGTCGATGATTTTACTGATGACGGAACCACTCCAGAAACTTATAATACTGAATTTGGTGAGGTTGGAACTTCTGTTGGTCTTGGAACATTTGGTACAAGAGTTTCAGATGTTGGAACAACTGAATTGACATTTACACCTGCTGCTAGTATCAATACAGTTGTAAATGTTTACATGAATGCAATAAGACATCAAGACGATGGCAAAGATGAAATTGATTTCAATAATGCAGTTATTGAATCAGGGTTCGCAACATATGAAGGAACTGAGAGAGATATTAAGCGAGCGTTTGAATTAAAACATGAAACAACGCCAATTTTTGAAAGATCATTTGAAGGTAATGATTCAGATATTGTTAACCTCACCACAAATACGATTACACTACCAAATCACTTCTTCGTCACTGGTGAAAAAATTGAGTATAAACACGCTGGTGCTGGTTCAACCATGGCAATTGGTATTGCTAGCACTTCATTCGTTGGCGTTGGAACTACAACTTCACTCCCAAGTGATATATTTGTAGTTAAAGTTAATGATGATGAAATCAAAATCGCTTCAAGTGCTGAGAATGCATTGAAACCAGTGCCTGAATCAGTTGACATTACAAGTGTTGGAATAGGAACTTCGCATAGATTTGTCGCTACAAATAAAAATGCTAAGGGATTAATCGCCATTGATAATGTGATTCAATCTCCTGTTGTCTCCACTGCGGTTACAACAACACTTGCAGTCAAATTAACCACCACTGATGATAGCCTTAAATTGACAGGAATCACGTCGATTTCTGGTAGCGATTTAATTAAAATTGGTGACGAAATACTAAGAGTTGATGGAGTTGGTATTGGCAGCACAAATGCCCTATCTGTTAGAAGAGGGTGGTTAGGAACGGGAGTAGGCGCTGCACTGACAGGCGCTTTAGTGACAAAAGTTGTTGGTAATTATAATATTGTTAATAATATATTACACTTTGTAGACGCACCGTTTGGCAATACTCCAATTGGTGCTGATACTAATCCACCAGATGAAAGAGATTATGTAGGAATTACAACTGGTTCTAGTTTCCAGGGAAGAATCTTCTTAAGAAGTGGTGTTGTGAATGATTCTAATGATACATATCATGAAAATTATGTTTTTGATGATTTATCTCAAGAATTTAATGGTGCTAAGAAAGAATTTACTTTAAAATCCAATGGTTCTAATATAACTGGAATCGCAACTGAGAATGCTATTATTCTTGTGAATGATACCTTCCAAACTCCTGGTGGACTCACAGGTGTGATCGCCCCTGAGGATCAACTTGAGCAATATACATTATCAGAGAATGCAGGAATCACATCAATTTCATTCGTTGGATCTGCTGTTTCAATTACAGCAGATGTGAGAACTTCTACAGTTCCTGTTGGTGGAATAATTGTTTCCGTTGCTTCTACTGAAGGGTTTGGTTATCAACCTTTAGTTGCTGCTGGAGGCACTGCGACAGTTTCTGCTGCTGGCACTATTCAATCTATCAGTATTGGTAATAGTGGTTCTGGATATAGAGCAGGAATTCAAACTACTGTAAACGTGGGAGTTGCTACAACCTCTCTTACTAGATCTAATAAAGTGAACATTGGAACTGCCACAATAAGTGGTGGAAACATTGTAAGTATTGCTATTACAAATCCAGGAACTGGTTATACATCAACTAATGCACCACTGGTAATTATTGATGAACCATTGAGTTACAGTAATATTCCACTTATTTACAGTTCCACTTCTGCTGGTCTTGGAACTGGTGCAAAAGTAGATATTGTGGTTGGTCAGGGTTCTAGTGTTATTGATTTCACAATCACTAACACAGGATATGGTTATGGAAATAATCAATCATTAACTGTTGCTATCGGAGGGACCATTGGTATTCCAACTGATACAAGTAAGACGTTTAAGGAATTCAAGATTGATATTGAAGAAATTGCTAGTGATGAATTTACTGGATGGTCAGTTGGCGAATTACAAGTTATTGATAATATCGAAAAGTTTGTAAATGGAACTAGAACCAACTTCCCAATTACGGTTGATGGAGTTATAACTTCAATCGTAGCAGGTAAAGGATCTAAAGTTAATGTTCAGGATGTAATTCTTGTATTTGTTAACAATATTCTTCAGGTTCCTGGTCAAGGTTACATATTCGATGGAGGTTCTCAAATAGAGTTCACGGAAGCACCTAAGATTGGTGATAGTGTTGAAATTATTTTCTACAAAGGAACTGGTGCTCAGGACGTTGTATTGAGAGAAATCATTGAAACTGTTAAAGAAGGTGATACTTTACAAATTCAAAACAATGATATTTTTACGAGTGAAGATAAGAGATCAGTTAATTTTGTATCTGGAACTGATGTTGCAGAAACGAATCCTTACTCTGGTCCGGGTAATATTCAAAACACCGCTTTACTCAGACCAGTTGTTTGGTGTAGACAAACTGAAGATAAGATAATTAATGAAAAAGAGGTAGGAAAAGACAGAGAACTCTATGAACCAGTAGTAAATCCTACCGCACATATTATTAAAACAGTTGGAGTAGGTGCTACTCAAATTTTTGTTGATACTTTGAGACCATTATTCAATATTCGCAATGAAATCACCGACAAAGTAAATCTTTCATTCCAGAATAAAGTTAAATTTATTCCACAAGATGATAAAGTTTCTGCGGCGGGAACTGCGATAGTTTCTATTGCCGGAACAATTACTTCTGTAGCGATTTCTACCGGGGGTGTTGGTTATTCAACTGCACTAGTCAGTTTTGGTAGCACAAATGGTGTTGGTATTGGTACAACAACAACTGCGCTTGGCACTGTAACAATTGGTGCAGCAGGCACTGTCACAGGTGTAGCTATTACAAACCCTGGTCTTGGTTATACACAAACCAATCCTCCCCTTGTTCTATTCAGTCCTCCTACAAGAGGAGTTGAAGAAAATGAAGTAAATTCGTTTAATGGTGATAACGGTGTAATTGTTGGATTTGGAACTACTTCTGTTGGAATTGGAACTACTCAGTTTATCTTCGATTTACACATTCCTCTTGATTCCTTCTTGAGAAATGTTGGTTATAATACTGATATTGTTGCAACAGCAATTACGGCAAGTTCGCTGAGTTCTGGTGATTACTTCATGGTATTCAACTCAAATGTTGGATCTGCCATAACTTCTATTACTTCTCTTGATACCTCTGGCAACACGGTTGGAATTGGAACTTCAAATATTGATAATATATATTTTGTACAAAGTGCAGAAACCGTTTTTAGACCCACAGGAGTTAACTCTGAGGGTGTAGGAATAGGTACATCACATATTACAAGAGTATTTGTCAATGTTGACAACAACTTCCCATATGGAACTGGTATTCAAACATCTAATGCATTTGGTGAGTTTAGTTGGGGAAGAATAGATCTTAAGTCAAGATCTAAAGTAACCTCTTATAGTGCATTTACCGATGGTGGAATTGGTGGTATATCTACCTCTACGTTCGTTCAAAGGTCTAAATCATTGAGGTTTAAAAATTATGATATTTGACACTAATAAATAAAGAAAAAACTATGTCCAATGGCTGCAATTATAACTGATCAAATTAGGATATTAAATGCCAAGAATTTTATTGCAGGCGTAACCACGTCTACTAATGCATATTATTCTTTCATTGGATTGACGAATGCAACTGATTTCAGTTCAACATGGGATCAAGATCCTCCCTCACCAAAAGATAGTTTTGATGAGGAGAATCAATACTGGGATTCAATGGTTGCTTTAAAAAAGATTAACTCATCTGATGTAAGGCAAGTCGTTACAAAAAGAAATTGGTCTTCTGGCACAACCTTTGACATGTATAGACATGATTACAGTAGAACAAAAACTGCTGCTGTAAGTGGTGCTACTAACCTGTATGCAGCATCATATTATGTAATTAATAGTGATTTTAGAGTTTACATCTGTATACAAAACGGCACTACCCCCGATACTCCTAATGGAGCACCATCACTTGATGAACCAACTCATATTGATTTAGAACCAAGAGCAGCTGGCACTAGTGGAGACGGTTATCTTTGGAAATATCTTTATTCTATCAAACCTAGTGATATTGTAAAGTTTGAGGCAACTGCTTTTATGCCAGTCCCTCTTGACTGGGGAACTAGCACAGAAAATGAACTTGTAAGAGATAACGCGGTAGATGGTTCTATTAAAGTTGTTACCATTACAGATAGAGGTGCAGGTGTTGGTCCAGTTGGTGCCACACGTTATGCTAATGTTCCAATCAAAGGAGATGGTACGGGTGCTGAATGCACTATTGTAACCACAAATGATCAAAGAATAGACTCGATTACTGTAACAAATCAAGGATCTGGATATACTTATGGTAATGTAGATTTATCGGCAGGAAACGTTCCTACTGGTACAACTAGACCCACTTTTGACGTTATTATTTCTCCTCAGGGGGGACATGGTGCTGATATTTACAGAGAACTAGGAGCAACAAATGTGCTCTTATATTCTCGAATCGAAAATGATAATGAAAATCCTGATTTTATCACCGGTAATCAGATTGCAAGAGTTGGTCTTGTTGAAAATCCTAAAACGACATCAAATACACTTTTATCCGCTGATAAAGCAAGTGCTGTTGGTGCTTTAAGATTAGCAGGAGCAGGATACAGTTCTGCTGCATTTACTGCTGATTCATATTTTACTCAAACTGTTTCCACAGGGACAACTGCTCAAGGAAGAGTAATTAGTTACAATCAAACAACTGGTGTATTGAAGTATTGGCAAGATAGAACAGTTGCTGGATTTAATACAGTTGGAACCGCTCAAACA